CCTATCTGGGCCTCGGCCAAGCGAGAGTTCGCACTCCCGTCGGCTGCCGAGTACCTGTCCAAGTTCCTGCAGGGCGGCTCCGTGTGGGCCGAGTTCCAACAGGCTGTCCGTGCCGCCGCCCCGAACGTGGTGACCAGCGACCTCGACGGCGTCCTCCCGACGCCCATCGTGGCCCCGGTCTACAACGGCCTCATCGGTCGCCGTTCCGTCATTGACGCCATCGGCACCAAGGCCATGCCGCAGGGTGGCAAAGTGTTCATCCGCCCGTCGGTGACCACCCACACCACCATCGGCCTGTCCAACGGTGAGAACGTCGCGCTCGACCAGGGCACGCTCGTCATCACCGACAACCAGGTGACCAAGGCCGTCTACGGCGGTTACGTCAAGTTGTCCGAAGAGGCAATGGACTGGTCGCAGCCCGAGGTTCTGAGCGTCCTTCTGGACGACATGGCCCGCGTCTACGCCAAGCAGACCGAAACCGTCGTCGAGGCCGCGCTGGAGGCTGGCATCAGCACCACGCAAGCCGCATTTGACGTAACCGACCCCGCCGCATGGGCCGATTTCGTTTACGACTGCTCCGTCACCATTCTGAACGCATCGAGCCATCTGCCAACGCACATGTTCGTCAGCCCGTCCTTCTGGGGCGCGCTCGGCAAGTTGAGCGACACCGCAGACCGCCCGCTGTTCCCGCAGGTCGGCCCGATGAACGCCTACGGCAACGTGTCCCCCGGCACGCTCGTCGGCAACGCTTTCGGCCTTTCGGTCGTCGTCACGCCCTACAACAGCGACTTCCTCGCCGTGGGCAACGCCGACGGGTTCGAAATCTTCGAGCAGCAGAAGGGCGCCATCAGCGCCGAGGCCAACGACGGCTCGCTGTCGCGCACAATTGCGTTCCGTGGCTACCTCGCCACGCTCATGATTGACGCGGCAAAGTTCGTCAAAATCGCCGAATAATCAACAAGTAGCGCAGGACAGGGTCAGTAGTGACAGCACCAACGTTCCCGATAGTCATCGACAAAACGGTGACCAACATCGAGGCGACGTCTGGCGTATTCACGCTGACCCTGTCCGACGTGAACGGGATTCTCGTCGGTTCCCGCGTGGACATCGGCGGCCTGCCGACCCAGTCATGGAACACCCCGAACGAGACCATTACCGCCGTCGATGCCACCCTCAAAACGGTGCAATACACGCACGGCAATTTCACCGTGGCGTCGCAAGAGGTCTGGGGGCAACTCCATCTCGAGACGACGTGGGCGACCTCTGCAGACGTGGAGAACTGGCTCGGGTTTGACGCCACCGGCGACGACCAGACGTTCCTCGACCGTTGCGTCGATGCCGCCAACGACAGATGCTGGTACTACCGTTCCCGGGCGGGCTATCAGGACCACCCGAACGTGGCCCCCGGCAACGACGTAATTCTCGGGGTCATCATGTACGCCGCCCAGTTGTATCGCCAGCGCGGTGCGGTGGACGGCTACGCATCGTTTGACGCACAAGGGTTTGGGGTCGTCCCGCAGCAGTCCCTCGGGCAGATTCTGGCCCTGTTGGGCTGTAAGCGCCCCGGGGTCGGCTGATGGCGTCGTTCCTGTCGGACGCTGTCACGAAGGTGACCACCGCCCTGACAGCTCTCAACGTCCCGTGGGCCCATGAGCCGGGGGCCGTGAGGCCCAAGGTCGTGATGGTCGAGCTGCCGACGTTCACCCAGATTGCCCGCGCCGTTGATGACGTCACCGTCACCCTCAAGGTGTGCGGCTCGCCCCCCGGCAACGCCCAAACCAACCGATGGATTCTCGACACCGTTGAGACCATCTGTGCATCCCCCATCGCTGTCGTAGGGGGCCGTCCTAGTACGGCTGACTACGGCAACCAGCAACTCCCCACCTATGACCTCGAGGTCAGGGTCGGGACCAACCGTTAGGAGAAACCCGTGGCAACCACCACATTCCTGTCCAACGCCACCGTAAACCTCACGCAAGGCATGACCACCTATGACCTGTCCGACCAGGTGCAGTCCGTGACCCTCACCGTCGGAAACGACGCGCTCGAGGCCACCGCAATGGGCGACACCGGACGCAAGTTCGTCGCCGGTCTGCAGGCCGTCGAGGTCACAATGACCCTGTACCTGTCCTACGGGTCCACCGAGGTGGAGGATGCCCTGCAGGCGTCGGTCGGCAAGTCGTCCACGCTCGTCATCAGCCCGTCGGGCACGACCGAGTCGGCAACCAACCCCGAATACACCATCACGAACGCCTACCTCGAAAACTTCACCCCCATCAACTCCACGTTTGGCGAGTTGGCGACGGTGGATGTGACGTTCACGGGTGGCACGTTCGCCCGCGACATCGTCTGACCTGAGACACCTGAAAGGGCCACACCATGAAACTGCACCTCCAAGTCACCCCCGCCGAAGGGGAGCCATACACCGTCACCACGAACCTGTTCGTTCTTGTCGCCACCGAACGAAAGTTCCGCATCAAGTCGTCCGAGTTCGCAAACGGCATCGGCATGGAGCACCTGGCCTACATGGCATACGAGGCCGCAAAACTGTCCGGGGTTACCGTCCCGCCAGTCTTTGACGATTTCGTGCGCAGGCTCGACGCGGTCGAAGTGGTGGAGGAGGAGTCGGGGCACCCTACGCACGGGGGTCAGTAAACCGTGGACTGGCAGAACTGCTGGCCCGCACGGGTTTCTGGCCCCCTGATGTGCCGTTCGACACGCGTGACCTGTTCACCGTGTTGGAGGTTCTGTCGGAGGGCTGACCGTGGCTAAGGCACAGGCGGTCTACGGGCTGACCGAGACCATCCGGGAACTGAACAAGGTTGAGCCGGGTCTCCGCAAGCAGTTCACGAAGGATGCCGAGAAGGTCGCCGCCCCGGCGTTGGACGCGGCCCGTGACGGCTACACCCAGGTGCCCCTGTCGGGCATGGCGCGGAAGTGGTCCCAGACGAACCAGAAGGGCACCAGGCGGGCCATCTTCCCGTTCACGGTGTCTGGTGCCCGACGCGGGGTGAAACTAAAGGTGGATGCCCGCAGGGACGCTGTGGCGGTCATGTTCGTTCAGCAGGTGAACCGTGGCGCAGCTGTGTTCGAGGCGGCAGGGCGGGCGAACAAGAACCCGCTGGGGGACAGCCTCGGGCCTATCGCCCCGGGGCGCACCCGTGTCATTGGGCCGCGGGTGCTTGGAAAGCGCGCCGAGGTGACCCGTGAACTGGTGCAGGTCATCAAAAAGTACGAGCGAAGGGTTCAGCAGAAGGTTCGCTAATGGCTATCTCAATCCCCATCATCTCGACGTTCTCGGCTAAGGGCATCCGCAAGGCGAAGGAGGAGTTCAAGTCGCTGGAGGGTGTCGGCAAAAAGACCGGGTTCATCCTGTCAAAGGCGGCTATCGGTGCCACCGCCGCGTTTGCCGGCTTGGCTGCAGGTGCGGTCGCCGTTGGTGGGTTCCTGTTCAACGCTGCCAAGGCTGCTGACGCTGACCGGAAGTCCCAGATTGACCTGGCTAAGACGGCTGAGAAGTTTGCGAAGGCGAACAAAGCGCAGGTGGCGGGGCTGGAGTCTACCATCGACGCGCTGATGAGGGCGACGGGTATCGCCGACGATGACCTGCGCCCGTCGCTGGGGCGTCTCATCCGGTCGTTCAAGAACACCGACAAGGCATCCCGTGCGATGAAGATTGCGCTGGACATTTCGGGGCGCACCGGGAAAGACCTCGAGTCCGTCGTGGAGGCGATGGGCAAGGCCGCCGATGGCTCAAACACGGCGCTGCTCCGGCTCGGCACGGGTCTGTCCAAGGCTGACCTAAAGGGCAAGAGCCTGGACGAGGTCATGGCCCTGTTGGAGACCCGCTTCAAGGGTGGCGCGGCTGACGCGGCGAACACGTTTGAGGGTCGGATGGACCGTCTGCGGGCACGGTTTGGTGAAATCTTTGAGGAAGTCGGCTACAAGGTGTTGCCGATTTTTGAGCGTCTTGCTGACATGGCTATTCGGGTTGCGGATGCCTTCGCCAAGGATGGTTTGGCTGGCGCTATTCAGCAGTTCAAACAGGAACTGGTAATGGCAGAGTTTGCTAATTCTGGTATTGGCAAGTTCATCGGGCAGATGTACGACGCCGTCAGAGCCGTCTATAACCTGATTGCCGAGATTCCCGGTGTGGATGCCAAGTCGCTGCCGTCGTGGGCCGTGCAGATGGATAGGATGCGCGAGGGTGCTGCGTTGAGCGCTAACTCTTACATGGGTTACAGGCCGGTGAGCCCTCAACGAGAGGATGCGTTGTTGCGTCAGTTTGGGGCGTTGTTTAGTAGGGGTATTGACCCTGTTAGTGCGGCTAGGGCTGTGGCTCCGGGCATTGTTATAAATGTTTCAAGTGGCGACCCTGCGGCGATTGTGGATGCCCTGCGTCGCTACTCTCGGCAGAACGGCGGCATTAGCGGGGTCAGGCTGTCATGAGCCAAGACTGGCGCGTCTACCTCGGGACCACCATCTACGGCATCGGCACAGCCCTCGATGCCGAGGTTGTGTCGCTGAACGTCCGGGCGGGCCAGTCGTACTACCTCGAACCGATGAACGCGGGTCAAGCGACCATCGTGGCCCGTTACCCCGACGGCTATGCCACACCTGACACAAACGTCGTGATTGGCGGGGTTGTGCATCTTGTGCTGGGCGACCCGCTGGACACGGGGTATGCGTTTTGGAGCGGCACTATCACCAACGTTGCGGTTGAGTACGGCATCCCCTACGTCGGGTCTGTCGGTAACGCCGACTTCGTGACAATCACCGCCGAGACTCCGCTGGGGGCATTGGGCAGAAACAACGCCACGACCGTTGCTGGCGAAGTTGAACTAGGGCAATGGGATTTGTTTGGTGGCACCGATGTTGCCAACCTGTACCTGACCGCCACCCGGTCAAGGTTTACTCCCACCACCAACCTTGTGAACTTGTCGGCCCGTGAATGGACACAGCTGGAACTTGTCCAATACATCCAAACCACCTACGGCTACCTGTGCCGCGAAACCGCGCTACCCGCAGTAAACAGTTCCTACACACGGTTCATTCCGCCGTATGCGCTGACCGCCAACACGGTGAACTTCAGCGACACCGCCAACAACTCCACCAATCAGGTCTACGACAACCTCACGGTGACCGCCGCGTCTGAGGACTACTACACCAAGGCCGAAATAACAGCCGAAGGTCTCTCAATCACGGTGACCGCCGACTCCGGCAGTGGCCCGCCCGCCCTCTACCAAGGCAGCACCGTCAGCCCGACACAGGCCCAAGCCCAAGACGTTGCCGACGCCATCTCAAACACCTTTGACGACACCGACTGTGCCATTAGCGGCATCTCGTGCCTGTCCGAAGCACAGAACAGTTGGAACCTGTTTCTTGGCACCGAAGGCTGGAACATGATTGGCACCCGCTCTGACGTGACGTTCCGCGGTTCTACCCGGGAAGTTGTGGTCATTGGTTACGAACTGACAGCAACCCCCGAGTCGTCCCGCATTTCGTACCGGGTGGCCCCGATTTCTTATTACGATTGGTTGGTGCTGGATTCTTCCGAGTTCGGCGTTTTAGACACAAATAGGCTTGGTTACTAATGGCAACTCCCCCTGATTTTACCGCTGGCGCAGTTCTGACCGCCGCACAGATGAACGCTGTCGGCCTGTGGCGTGTCAAGACCCAGACAATCGGCACCGCCGTCTCCACGGTTGTTGTCTCAGATGCGTTCAGCGCCGACTACGAGAACTACATCATCACCGTCTCGGGTGGCATCCATTCAACGGGCGCAGGGTCGCTCACCATGAAGTTGGGCGCGTCGGCAACGAACTACTACTACGGCGCCACCATCGTCACCTATTCCACGGGTGCGGTCACCGGTACTGGTGGCAACAACACCAGCGAATGGGTGGTTGGTATGGGCAACGCATCAGCCCTCAACGCCCACGTGACCATCATGGGACCGCAGTTGGCAAAGCGCACGACCTTTCATTCGTTCGACTCGAACGGCACATCGCAGGCCCGCAACTGGGTCGGGTACCACAACGTCTCCACCGCATACACCGAGTTCACCCTCGGCGTATCGGCAGGCACCATGACTGGCGGCACAATCACCGTCTACGGCTACAACGCCGGATAACAAGAGAGAAAGAAAATGCACGTGCAGAACCCCCCCAAGGCTTGGATTATCCTTGTCGGCATCGCCGCTGTCACCGTCCTCATGGCCCTCGGTCGTGTCTCGTCAGAAGCTGGACTACCGGTCATCACCGCGTTCGTTGGCTACGCCGTCGGTAACGGCATCGCCGCCCGCCGTGGCGACACCGTGGACCCCATCTTCGGACCCTCCGACGAACGGTGAGCGTCCCCTATAAGGGCATCACCCTCGACCGCACCCTCAGGCTGTACGGCAACGGCAAACTGCCCCTGTCCATCCTGAAGGAAGTGCACTGCGGTGGCACCATGTACGGCCCCGCCGCCTGGTGGTTCAACCTCATGTGGGACGACGCCAAGAAGGCGGGCATAACCCTGAAGGCCACCGGGCGCGGCTACCGCCCCTACGGCTCGCAGGAGGCGATGTTCCTCGACCGCTACAGCCGGACCCCGACGCTGAGGAAGCCTGTGGTCACCCGCAAGTGGAAGGGCCACACGTGGTGGCTAAAGCGGGGCAAGTCTCCGAGCGCCACCCCGGGGTTCTCCAATCACGGGTGGGGGTTGGCGGTGGACCTCGAGGTGCCCCCCACGACCTTCGCATGGCTGGTCCACAACGCCCCCCGCTACGGGTTCTACCTCCAAGGCCCGAAATACCTGCCGAACGGCAAACCCAACCCCGAATACGAAGCCTGGCATTGGCAGTTCTGCAACCTTCAGCCCTAATCAGGCTGTTTCGGGGGATATCCACAACTAGCGTCTAGGGATGTGTTTAGATATCGACGCCTGAAAGGGGGCACCTAATGGGAATGATGGAAGAACTGGAGGCCGAACAGGCCGCCGCCCGACGGGGGGCTATCTGCTCATTCGTCGCTGTTTACGCCGGGTTGCAGAAACCCGACGGGGAGGACCTCAGGGACGCGCTGAATCGCCCTGAAATCGCCGCAGCCACCATCGTGCGGGTATTGGCCCGCCACGGGTTCAAGGTCCAATCGCAGACGGTTCGCCGTCATCGCAGGGGGGAGTGCAGCTGTGAGCGCATTTGAGTTGGACCAGCAGGTTGAGGATTTGCGGCGGGCGTTGGAGAACACCCAGCGGCAGTTGGCGAAGCAGAAGGCCCGCACCGACGAGTTGGTGGCGGCGACACAGACCGCGGCGCGGGAGGCTGTGCTGGCGACTGGTGGGGTGAAACTGCCTGCCCGCCGCACCCGCTCGAAGAAGCGTGGCGCCGAGGTGGCCCTGTGGCATTTGACGGATTGGCAGGGCGCGAAGGTCACCCCGTCGTACAACAGCCAGGTGATGCGGGACCGTGTGTTGCGGTTCTGTGACAAGGCGGCGCGGTTGGCTGAGATTCAGCGGGCCGACCACCCCGTCGATGACCTCGTCATCATGCTC